GTCTTAGATGGAACGTGGCCTGAAGAGTGACCAAAGGTTTCACAACAGGTATGCGTACATCATTAGATGATACGTGGACTACACCCAAAGATTTCTTTGATGAGATAAACAAAGAGTTTAACTTTGGCTTAGATGCTGCAGCTTTACAGGCATCCACTCTTGTACCTGATAACTGGTACGGTCCTGATCATTCTGACGTATCACGACGTGATGGACTTGCTAGAGCGTGGCACAAAGATACAGATAAAACTATCTGGTTGAACCCACCTTACGGACGAATCATTAAACAATGGGTTGCTAAGGCTCATCAGGAAGCAGCCAATGGTGCAACAGTTGTATGTTTAGTACCAGCTCGAACCGATACTGCTTGGTGGCACGACAGTTGCATTATGCACGAGGTTAGATTCCTACGTGGCCGATTAAAGTTTGGTGGCTCAAAGAACTCTGCACCATTTCCTTCTGCGTTAGTGGTGATGCGATGAGTGACGTACATCCAATCATCAATGATCTTGTACCCGCTATGGCAAACAGTATTGTCCAGCGGTTCAAGTCATACGTTGAGGCAGAGGATGTAAGGCAAGAGTGTTTGATGTGGGCTATGAGTCGCACTGAATATATCAATAGCCAATTAAATGTAGAAGATGCTGAAGAGCGTAAGCACAATGAACAACGTATAGCGTGGCAGATGAGGCGTGTAGCAGAGCGATACGCACGTAAAGAGAAAGCTGCTAAGGCTGGCTATCACATTACCGATGAAGCCTACTACGAGAGTGCAACCGTTGCTCAGCTTCTACCATTTGTTATTGCATCCATCATAGACGGTACAGTGTTAGAGCAAGCACAAGAGATGATTCGTGATGGACAACCGAAGGGGTCGTCTAGTCCAGCTGAAGGTGGCAACCTTCTTGCTATGTTATTTGATATTAAGAACGCTTTCTTAAAACTAAAAGAGAACCAGAGAACAATACTTACCTACCGGTATCACGAGAACCTTACCCTTGCACAGATCAGTCAGATACTAGAGTGTGCTATCTCTACTGCTGACCGTAGATGTAACAGTGCGATGCGTAAGTTGCTCATTGAATTAGGTGGTGACTCACCATTCAGATAATGAAAGAGTCGGATCTCTTTGAGTTCCTCAAGCAAGACATCTACCCTGACTTGGTTAAGAGTGAGGGTACTTACGATGTCTTTGACTGTATCAGCTACAAGGCTGGTCACTTCATTGAACTGAAGTCTAGGATTACACACTACTCAGACCTGCTTATCGAGCAGATGAAGTACCGCAAGTTAATAGAACAAGCAGTCCAATCTAACCTGCTTCCCTTCTATATCAACTCTACTCCGCTAGGCATCTACTCTTTTGACTTGAACGATATACCAGAGCCAGATTGGGTGACTTACCTTATGCCAGCGAGTACAGAGTTTGAGAATAGAAACAAAGTACCAAAGGTTGTCGGTTACTTGGAGATTAGTGAGGCTATTAAACTATAATGTTAGTATTTGATTTCTTTTCAGGAACTGGTAGTTCAACACAAGCCTTCAAGGATGCTGGTCATACAGTCATTACCTTTGAGTTGGATGATTTCTTTGAGGCAACTGAACACGTTGACGTGTTTAATCTTAATGCAAAAGATTTAATAAATAAATATGGACAGCCTGATTTTGTATGGGCATCACCACCTTGCACAGCATTTAGTGTTGCATCAATGGGACACCATTGGGGCGGTGGTGTGAGAGCCTATGAACCAAAGACTGAAGCAGCTAAGATAAGTCAAGAATTAGTTGCACATACACGTAAACTTATTGCTGACCTTAACCCTACTCAGGGATGGTTGATTGAAAATCCTAGAGGTATGTTACGTAAGTTACCGGTGGTTCAAGGACTACCACGTACAACTGTTAGTTACTGTACTTATGGTGATAGTCGTATGAAACCTACTGATTTGTGGGGAATTGTCCCTAATTGGACGCCACGTATTATGTGTAAGAATGGTATGCCTTGCCACGAGGCCGCTCCACGTGGGGCTAAGACTGGTACACAAGGACTCAAAGGAGCAAGAGAACGCTCACGTGTTCCTTATGCTTTAGGTAAAGAGATACTTGATTCGATTGAAGGTCAGTTATGATGTATGACTACAAGTGTGATACGTGTAAGAGTGAACTCACTATCGAACGTAGCATCCACGCTGAGGCTAACGCACCTATCTGCTTTGACTGCCATACACCTATGGATCGTGTCTACGGCGTAGCTGGTATCAAGTTTAACGCACCTGGATTCTACTCAACTGGAGGCTAATGTGGCTGACTATCCTAATTGGTTTGCTAAGAGTGCAATAGATAACTTCGCAACGTATCTGATACAAGATGCTGGCTTACCTAACCTAAAGTACCTTCAGCTCGGTGCCTTTACAGGAGACGCCAGTGTGTGGCTAATGGAGAACATACTTACCGACCCTTCATCTCACCTATTCGATGTTGATACGTGGCAAGGTAGCGATGAGATAGACCATAAGTCTATGGACTTTGATGATGTCTACTCAGTGTATAAAGAGAAAGTAAAAGACTTAGCCATTACATCTGTTGCTATGCGTACTGATGATTACTTGATACGTGTACGTGAAGTCTTTACAGAATCATTTGACTTTATCTATGTTGATGCAGACCATACAACAGTAGGTGTATTGCTCGATGCTGAGTTAAGCTGGCCCCTGCTGAAGTCCGGTGGCATTATGGCTTTTGATGATCTTACGTGGGGCGCTGATTTGCCTCCCTCTCAATCTCCTAAAGCTGGCATCCTCCTCTTTGCTGAACGCCATAAGTCTGAGTTTGATTTAGTTGTAGCTAACACTCAGTACTGGATTAAGAAAAAGTAAAACCACACTGGAAGGCAAGTAACAGTGTGGTTCTACTTCTCGGAACGGAGAGGCTAGATTAGTGTATCAACTATCCCTTGAATTATCCACTCTACTACTGGTACTGCCACTGCGTTTCCCATCTGCTTGTATCTAGCTGAGTCTGACTGACTAGCAGTCCAATCATCAGGAAAACCTTGCAACCTTTCACACTCTAGCGGTGTGAGTCTGCGAACCTGTGTTTCAGTTGCCACTGCGTGACCTCCCACTGTATCTATAGTAAACATCGGATCATCTGCTTCGCCATATCCTTTACCAGCTGGACCAGCAGTATCACTGCGGCCTATAACAGTACCCTGAATAGCGTGAGCAACCATTGGCATATTGTTTCCACCTGTTCCCATACGTGCTTGCAGAGTGTTAATTACTCCACCTTGCAGACGTACATCATCTACTCGATTACCATAAAAGATAATAACAGTGCTTCGTATATCGCCATTATCAAAAGCATTTAGTGTAGGCATAACTCCACCTTCCACCCACGTTTCGTAGTCATCAACATTTTGTGCTCGTCTACTCTTTGTGAACCACAAAGGTTTCACTTCCGCCTCCCATAACTCCACCACTTGCTTTAAGAGTACTTACTCTTCCTTCTGAGTACTGACCAAAGCTTGATTCTCCAAAGCCTTCTGCAGTAATTCTGGTAAAACTTTCCCCCTGCGGTTTGCTCTGCGAAGTATTCCCTCGCAGGCCCGTGGACTTAAAAAGTATTTCTGCTGGACTTCCTGAGTCAAGAGAACGTCTGCCAACGATGAAGACACGACGCCTTCGCTGGGGAACTCCGAAGTATTGAGCATCAAGCACACGCCATCCGACAGAATACCCGAGGTCGGCCATCGTCCCGAGGACGACTCCAAAATCTCTTCCTTGGTTACTGGATAGCAGACCAGGGACGTTTTCGAGGATGAAGTATTCGCTTTGCGCTTCTTCCACAATTCTTGCAGCTTCCCAGAAAAGCCCGCTTCGTGCGCCAGCAAGACCAGCCCTTTTGCCAGCGACGGAGAGGTCTTGGCAGGGAAATCCTCCTGCAATAATTCCTTTGCTTGGGTTAAATCCTGCTCCAATTAAGTCACTTCCTTTCACTGTAGTTACATCATTAAATAGTTTTGCGTCAGGGAACTTACGTTCCAACACTGCTTGGCAGTGTTTGTCTATCTCAACAGAGGCCACAACTTTCACGCCTTGGCGTTCCATAGCTAAGTCAAAGCCACCCACGCCAGCGAATAGTGATACACCGGTAATCATTTAGTACCAGTTATATCTGTCGTGGAAACGCTTGGCTCGACAAGGTGTGTCGTGTCTGTGAGAGATGTAGATAAGACCTTTAAGGATTTGTTCTCTAGGATCTCGACTTGTTTCTCTAAGTAGTTGAGCAATTCCGTAAGCTGATGAACCTTGTTGGTTCTTTGCGTAGTGGTCAAACCTGCTCTCACGGGTCCAAAGGGAGACGAGACAGGCTTGTTCTCGCTTTCCCCACTTGTATAAGATGTAAGCGTAACGCTTCGATACACGTATGTTTTCACGCTTCTCCTCCATCGTTGCCTTGTGCTTTACCACTGGTATCAGTGGCTTGTGCTCCGATAATTCCAGCCGCACCGTTGGCGCGGGTGTGAATACCCACAACAAGATTAGTGCTACCGCTAATACCAACCCACTTCTTACCATTAACCTCATCAAAGGCGTTCTCCTCTGCTAACAGTTGCCTGTACGTGTCGGGGTAAGCGTGTGTTAGCCTCACCAGTGCGCGATCTCTCGCTCTTCTGTAATTACGGTACGAAATAGCTTGCTTGCCACTGACCGTCTTAGTCTCCTGCTCATCAGTCATTAAGTTTATCTCCCACCACTAAAACTAGGTAGAAGAGTACCATTACTACGATTATCCCTAGTATCATAGGACTCCCGCTAACGTGGCGAATACAATTTTAGTAATGTCTAATGGTTGACCAACCATTTGAGCTGCTACATCATCTGCATCCCATCCTGATACCAATAGGCGTGAATTCACAGGGCTACGGCGTAGCCATTGCACGGCCTCTACAGGGTCACTGCCTCCCCACTCTGCTATCCCTTGACTATCCACCACTTCATAGAAGGTGAATAGGGGTGATACCTTGGGATGAAAGGCTATTACTTCACTCATACTGACTCCTTTGTTGGACAGTCGCTATAAGGGTTCTCTAACCCGTCATTATCCTCACAGATACACCAATTAAAACGTTCTACTTGTGTGGCGTGGGTTAGTTCTGCCAACTCACTCCAGCTCATTACATTATCCATTCTCCTTGCCCTCTTTCTCGTTCGTGATACCCACACGGCTAAGCGCATAGACCATACGCTCTAGATTTTTCATTGCGCCGGCCGCATCGGCATTTAGTAGTTGATCCATTGCCACTTTCTCGCAAAGCTGTGCTTTGGCTTGCCAGTATTCCTTAGTTGGCTCTGTCATTCTCTCTCTCCCTCATTTCCAAGGCGAATGGACAATCTCGTTATCCCATCCGCATTTATAGCAACGAAACCAGTAAGTCCCATTGTAGTTTTCATAGTCTTCGTTTTCTGCCTCGCATCCATCATAAGTACAGATAACTACCACTGTTTACTCTCTCTTTCGTGTGTTGTGAGGTGTTGATCTACCTCTCGCCCTGCCCCTCTGCTACCGAACAGAGGGGGAGAGCGGGTGGCGTACCACTTAGCCCGTACTATACCCTAATCAGCTACAATTACTACCTGGGCGCTCTCGTATCCTTGGCAATAATTTATAGCATCAGCTAATGATGTAAAGATTTCGTCAAAATCGCGTTCGCGGCCATAGGCTCTCTTTCCCGCGACGAATACGTTATCAGCTCTAAAAATGTAATACTGTCCGCCGTTGGTACTCTCCCAATAGGGCAGATTGATCCTTTCGTGATCACTCTCTTGCCACTCTAAAATTGTTGGCGATGGTATCTCTCTCATTTGCCCGCCCTCACTCTCTTATGATTGGCCCGTGTACACTTACCGCACACCCGATAAAGGGTAAACGCGGTCAATAGGTCCAACACTTGCCCGCACTGTTCGCACTTACTGTCCATCTCTTGCCCTCTTTCTCTTGTTTCTGCCTAGTAGCAGACCGCCCCCGCCCGCCCTAAAGCGGGCGAGAGCTGTACGACACTAGAGCTTTACGCACTCTGTGATCGATCCGATACACCATTCTGTGCCGGTCCACCATATGTTGCCACTGATCCACCAGAGCAGCCCAAGGGCCGCCAGGATAGCAAGGGCGCGGACTCTGCGGCCGCGGCGCGTAAGTTTCATTAGAGCCAACTCTGCTTTAGAAAGTAGCCGGTGTCTGCCCCGTCTGTGGACTTGTAAAGTGTTCGGGAGAGTGTGTAGACAAGATGGAAACCCATATCCATCCCGCAGCCGCCTACGCGTACAGCTCTGCTGCCGTTACGATCGACAAGACGCCATCCAAGGGCTAGGCCCGCGTAGTAAGTGATGTTCACTATTTGGTTTTCCTTTACATAAAAGAGCGATATATCGCGGCTCATTCCGCTAGATGTTACGTGGCGGATAACTGTGCGGATTTCGGGGGTGTAATCTCCCGCGAATAGCTCGCGCAAGTGTTCGCAGGCTTTCTCCTGCTCTGTGCGTGTTTCTGTCTGTGTGCTCACTGATCGATCCTTTCGGTAGTAGTTGTCCTCATCAGCGGCCGCGTAACGGCCGGACCCCTTGCGGGGTTTCGGACTAGCGATTCATTGGCGGGGTTACATCCCATAGTCTGGCACATTCGCGGCAGACATTGCCTAACTTGGGGTGAACATCGCGGACCATAGCTTTGGCCGCTCTCGTCATCCCTTGGGCTAACAGATCAGTGATCTGATCGTGGTGTTCCTGGCAAGTCCACACGCTGCCCTTGTAGCTTGTTGCTGTAATCATAAGATCGATCCTTTCGGTAGGTTAGAGCTTGTGCTCTATGCCCGACTATACCGTATAGAGTAGGCGTGTCAAGTCCATTTAGAAAGAATCTTTTCGGGCGTGTCGTAGCTGACAAGATGGGCAGAAATGCGCCACTGATCAGTGAGGACTTTTAGCTGTATCCGCCAGGATGTTGCTGCGGCCGCAGGGCTTGCCGGTTATTCTGGCAATACTTAACAAGACAACAGTTCGCCATTTAATTAGATGATATTGGGTTTCGGGGCGCCGTTAGAGTAGTAACCCGAAAGCCCTACCCTTACCGCCAATAGCCCTACGCCCTGCCCGCTTTTATGCCCTGCCCTGCCCTGTAAAGGGCAAAACCGACCCCCCTATGCTTAATCTTTTGTCGCGGGTATGTATATACCCCAAATAAATATATTTCCTAAAGTGAAATAGTGATCTAGTAAAACCGCAGGTCAGTTATTAAAATACTGTGATGTGTACCACAAACGTAAAGTATTTTTTAACAACACGGGAAATCGATTAAATTTCCTGCCTTCTATATAGTAGGGGCTGTAAGCAGGGGAAGCCCCGAATGGTGCGCTACGCTACCGCTCCGCGAGTCCCCTAAGGACGAGCTAGCCTTTACCCCTCACTTCGCTGTGGCTCGTTCGGGCGCTAAGCCCGACCAGTACCTGCAGTCGCAGGTTTTAGTTGGGATAGTTCTATCAAATTCCT